GCGTGGATGCGAAATCAGCTTTAAGTGCAGCGTGATCGCTGCCCAGAGGAAGCTCGATCAGATCAGCGCCAGGGATGCTGCTCTTCAGTGCGTTCGCCGCCATGCCTGTTCCGTCTTTAGCCAGCCACTCGGACACGTCTTTGAGGAGCTTTTCCTCTTCGTCGTTCTGAGCCGGACGGTCGCTGAAGTCCAGGCAATTGAAGTTGATCTTCGCCCCGTCGGCACCGGTCATCGGATCACGCTCGTTAAAAGAGCGGGTCACGAACTTGGTTGAAGTAATAACAGACGCACAGTTAATGCGGTTGTTATACAAAGTTTGGAAGTAAGCGATGAAATTTTTCTGACTGGATTTGCCAGAGATCATCGAAGTCGTGATGCACCGAGGAGGCAGCAACCTGTGGTTGGGTGACACACCGATGTACGCGATACGCAGGAACTCTTCCTGATTACGCATCCCGAGGTTCCCAAAATACGGTGTGAATCCGATGAGGATGAACTCAATAGGGATACCGTTGTCGTTGCGGTCTACGATTGCGTTGTCAGGATCAACGTCAGACTTCCAGCGGCGAGCTTGAAGATCGATACGCAGAGTGTGAGGCGGAATGTTGCAGAGGATTTCGGATTCCGAAAAATCACCAGCGATAAACATGGTCAGTAGAGATCAGAGGGAAAAGTCGATCGAACCGAGAGCAGCAGCGGCAACCTTTCCTTTTTCGGGATCGGCTGCTTTTACGGGTGCTTTACGTGATGCCTTAGGCAGGTAAAGGACCTTATCCAGATTGTAGTTGAGGTAAGACTTGTCGTCCTTCTCGGAGGTTGAGACTTTACCCACACCAATCGTTGGGGTTCCGGGAGCTAGCTCAGCAAGTTGTGCCGAGAGCTCACCCCACGCCGACAGCTTCATCCACGCTGTTTCTTGGTCTTCGGTCTGCCATGCGAGAGACCTATTGGTGACGGTGTTGTCGCCGATCTCCATCTCCTCAGCTTTGGGACCCAAGCCGCCGGTTGCGATAAAGAGGTTGATTGCCAGGAGATCTTGGAAGTTCTCCTCAGTCACCACGAGCATCGGTTGCATCTGCAGCACACCGTCAGGAGTTGGCCGCGTGGGACCAATTGCCAGGATGGTTTGCCCTTCTTCGAATTTCTTTAGAAGCTTTCCGACGTAGTGGTCAGCCTTCTGCAGCAGCTGAACTCTCGTCGCAACGCGTTTTTCGTTTGAAGGCAGGGACTCTGCAAGTACATTTACAGTTCCGTCGTCTTCAGCGGCGCTCGCTGTGACCCGAAGGCCGAGGATAAAAACGTTCATGGTTCCGGTTTGGTTTGGGCGTCCGACCGCAGTCGAACCGCACCATGGTATCAGTCTTCGAACGGTTTCGGGTTAAATCAGGCTACTTGTTGTAAGTGCCTGTATATAGTTGCTCTGTGTACTTTTAAAATCTTGGCGATCTGGTTTACGCTGGCTCCCTCGCGTCGTTGCGCTTTGAGGATTTCGATGTCGCCTGGCGAGAGTTTGGAGTGCTTAGCTGACTTGTAATCGAAATGCAGCGGGTTGATGCACTGCGGATTGCCGCAGCGTGGCTTTGGATAGTAGTTGTCTTTAGGAATGTCCAGATATTGGAGAATCGAATAACGGGCGTATACTCGTTTTCCGAATACGTAAAAACAAGGTTGTTTGTTTGAGAATGAACCTTGCCATTCGAAACACTTCGTGTATTCGAAGTTATTAAAAGCTAAGTCGCGGAACAACTTAGCTAAAGCAGATTCTTCGATTTGTTCGTAGCTTATAGAATATTGCGTAGCATCTACAGCTCTGCAGATGTCCACGGCTTGTGCTTGGACGTGAGCTGTGTCGTTTGATTGGACGGCGAGGACTAACTTTTTGTTATTACGTTCAAGTTCAATTGAGTATTGATTCACTTCTTACCCTTTTTCTCTTGCGCCTTATTGATTAGTTGTTGCGCCTGTTTGCCTATATCCACTCCTTGCCGCTCCGCAACCCTCTCGATTCGGGCAGCGCTCGCTCCGCTACTGATCAATGCGTTGACGGCGGCTTGAGTGATTTTGCCAGATTCTGTCGCCTTGGCAATTTGCTGAACCTGTGCTTGCAGCCCCGTGGGAGCCTTAGCGATTGCTTGGACTTGTGCGCGATCAACAGCGCTCTGTGCTTTTTCGCCAAGCGAAACACCAGCAGCCCTAGCTTGTTTTTCGATTTGGGCAGCGTCAACTCCCTGCGATAAGAGACCCTGCACACCCGTCTTCCCTAAGCTCGTCGGCGATCCCGCAGCCTCGGCAGCCTGTTTAACTTGCAGACGAACAGGAACAGCCGTCGGAGCTGCGGTGGGTGTAGTCGGTGTAGAGGGTGTCTCGGTCGTAGGAGTTGTTTCGGTTTGAGCCGGTGTCTCCATTTGTTGGGAAGTCGTCATACCCTTCGCCGCTTCCTGGATGCTGCTGAGGATACCGCGACCCTGCTCAAGCAAGCTTTCAAAAGGCGAGTAATCGAACTCCGGCATTTTATATTCCGGAAGCGCTACGGAAGACTGGGAGCTTCCTCCGATTTGAGTCGGTGTAGTAGGTGCAGTAGTAGGTGTTTGAGCGACGCTACCCGAGTAGCCCAGACGACTGCCTCGTCCTTGAGGACCAGTCGGTCCGATTTGGATGTTGAAAGGAGCGCCGTAAGTTAGCTTTCCTTCGATGTTGTATTTCTGTAAGTCGCTAACGGGAACGTTATCCTCTACCCCGACAGCTGCTACCCCCGTGGTAGGAACAGCAGAGGGTGTTGTTTCGTCCGGTTTTTCTACCTGCTCTGTTTCTGTGCTCGCTGTCGTTGCTACCGATGCCCCGAAGTCTAATTCGGGAAATAGTTGTGCCAGCGTGCTCTTCGAAACGCCTGCTTCCGGACTGACACCAAAGGATGTCCCAGCTAAGGAAAAACCGTAGGAAGGGCGACGCCGTACAGCCACGCGACTAAGCTCTATCTTCTAAGATCGTAGCAAGTTTTGAGCTCTTACAGTAAGTCTTTGTAGTTCATAAACGCAAATCGCTCTACGGCAACTCTTTCAGCCTGCGTGGGCGCCGTCTGATCTTGCATCTTTTTGCGAATCTGAATCAAACGCGGGTTGGTTTCTTCGGGAGCTACCCTCGCCATACCGCCTTTAGCGGCTAAAGGAATTCGCGGAATCACCCCAGTAACCGCCGTAGCGCCCGCACCTACCACGGGGCGCATTGCCTCTCCCGCTAAACGGAAACCATACTCAGGCTGTTTCTCTGCCATTCACTTATTTTACCTCTTCAAAAAATCTGCGTAAATAGTGACCTTTCTTAACAACCATATCAAGTGTTTTTAATTTAAATAAAGCGTCCTCATAGCTTTTAAATATCTCGGCTTTTGTTCTGTCCGTCTGATACTGTACGAGGGTCGCATCCTCTATAGCTTTTTCGACAAATTCCCCGCGTGGGTTCAGGATCACCCAGACCTCTCGGAATCTTAAGTGGGGGCGCGAGGACATCTCCTCCTCGGTGTAGAGGGAATTTACCTTCGCTATCTTAGTGCTTTTCTTAGACTGCGCACTATTTACTTTTTTCTTAACGTTCAGCTTAATACTATTTTTCCGTTTCTCTGCTCTAGCTGCGTTGCAGGCTACCAGCGGTGACTCGTACAGAGACGGGAGGAAATACAGATCATCATCTGCATTTACTACCGCCAAGTAAGTCTTACCTAACTTAATAGCAAAGACTTCTTTCTCGGCGGTTTTTTCGATCTTAACTAGTTCACTCATTTAGCGGCCCATGAATCACCAACACTCGCATCTGCTGATGCTGGGACAGATGTTAACACTTTTTGAGCTGCCTGGACCATGGCGGTTTCCAGCACCTCTTTGTATTTATTAGCAAGATCCTCTCGTACTTCGAGTACGATTTCGTCGTGCACACACGCGACCATCCGCACATTTTCGTTTAAGTGTTCGTTGAGATCTGCAATGGCGATTTTCAATATGTCTGCGCCACTACCCTGAATCAGGGTGTTAGCTGAACACATCATTGTTGCGTCGTCGTAACTCAGAAGCCTGCGCCGTCCGCACGCTGTACGTACATAAGCCCAACCGTCTTCTACCAGAGCCGCCCTCTCCCGGTGCCACATGCGTAGGCGTGGGTATGCAGTGTGGAAAGCAGCGTGTGCGACCTTAGCTTCAGACAACGACAACATCTTTCCACTCTGTGCTGCGTATGTCTTGTATTTTCTATAGCCCATTCCGTATAAAAGGGCGAAGTTCAAAGTCTTACCGTCTTGTCGTTCATCTTTAGACACTTCGTGTAAGTCCTTCTTGTAGATAAGACTAGCAGTCATTGTGTGTAAATCGATGTCATCTTTAAATGCCTGCCTCATCTGAGGGATGTTGATCAGTTCCGCACCGAGTCGTAGTTCAATCTGAGCCCAGTCGCAAATCACCAGCTTGAATCCCGGCTCGGCGATGAAGCACTCCCTGAATTCTTTACCTCTAGGAACTTGCTGAATGTTGACTGCAAAAACTGTTTTCTTTTCTTTTTTAGCTGTCTTTGGGGCGCCGTTGCTCGTGAAGCGTCCTGAGTTTGCTCCTGTCTGGTTGTAGCCAGAGTGAATCCGCAGCGTCACTGGATTTACATTTTCCAGCAGCTTGGTGATGTGCTCCAGTTTTGTTTCTACCTTTACACGTTGCCTATAAAGGTTCAGCGTGGGGTCGTCGCTGTCGAACTCTGCGAGAGCGATTTGGTTGAGGGTTTTCTTCTCCGTCTTGGCGTCTCTAGGCAGCTCGATATCGCAAGCAGTAAAGGCGGAAATAACCTGCGTCGTGGATCCAGGATTAAAATCCTTTTTCGGTCTCTTACCGACTGCGACCTTTCCGTCAATTCCCCGAGGAAGTTTCAGATCTGCCGGAAGTCTATCGTCCAGTGATTTAACGAACTGTTCGGTTTTCTGTTCCAGTTCCTCTTCGATAGACGCTTTGAGCTTATTTAACTTAGTCAAATCGACGCAGAACCCGCTGTAACTCATCATTGCCACGGGGCGAATGCACTTGGATTCGAGCCCATAAACCGATAAAAGGTTCTCCTCCTTCAGTTCTGCTAACTGGGATGCCGCGATGCGTGGGAGGATGTCGACGTCTCCTGCTGCGTACTCGATCTGTTCGATGTCGAGTTCTTCGGCGCCCCAGTCTGATTTCTGCTGCTCCTTGCTGATTTCGATTTCGAGCCTGCGCTCTGCCACAGCTTTCAGGCTGCAGCTGACATCTGTAAAGTACGTAGTCTGAGACTTAGGGCTGACCCGTTTCTCTTTAAAGCCAGAACGAAGGACGCGCTCTGCGACGTACGTGTCGAAGATCTTGTTTTTAAAATCGATCCCGATGGACAGGAGGAACTGAAAGTCGAAGTTCATGTTGTGCGCCAGGAGCATGGCGCGGGACTCTATAAGTTCCTTAAGCTCTTCGTTTGGTTTGAACTTAAAGAGATCTAAGACGTAGACAGTACGATCTTCAATCTCCGGCGTGGCGTCACAGAGCTGCAGTAGGCGAAGCTCGGCGATTGTTGCTTGCAGACCCGTTGTTTCGCAGTCCAAGCACATCTTCGGAATCTGCTTCAATTCAGGCAGAACTTCCTTGAACTGTTCGGCTGTTTTGATGTAACGAACCTGCATGAGGAAAATGATGATAGAGAAATGAAAAGCCCCGCCGAAGCGAGGCTTGCAGTCTACTCTGGCTACCGAGAACCAGCTCAGGAACCCTGGCGGCGAGAGGCGAAGAAGTTAAGGATGTACTCGTTCGAGTCTGCCCAGAGGAGACTGACGTCCTGTCCACGCTTTGTCAGTCGGAGGTTGTAGTAAACACGCTGCATTGTGTTGCCACTCGCACCATCTAACGAGCCGTACGACACCTGGGACTTCTGCTCTACGAGCCCGTTCTTCATGCACCAGTTCATCCCCTCACGAAGGGACAGGTACATCGGGCTGACGTGGAACGTATCTTTGCGATCAATCCCTGCCCGGAGCACCAATGGATCGAACATATCCAGCTCTTCGGACCACGTAAATCCCTTGTACAGGATGGAATCGTTCGGGACTTTGTTGTCCGACGCGTCGATATCGTTTACGTAAAAGATGGCGATTTTCCGAAGAGTGTTCCAGTCGTTGAACTCAGAAAAGTAGTCCAGAATCATTGCTGCTCCCACAGCCCAGTAAGACTGAGACTTGTGGAGCTCCTCAATCAGAGCCTCCGGACCTTCCCAGACTGTTTTCTGGGCAGCCGGGCGACCGGCTTTCAGCTTTTTCGTTGGCTTGCCGACGGAGATCTTCCAAGCCAGCGATGCCAGCTCCTGCGATCCCATATCGACCGCCATCTCGAACAATGCTTTGCTATCGAGCTTCGAGATATCGAAGACCTCGCTCAGCTCAATGGTCGGAGCGGACCGGCTGTTCTTCACGGTTTTGATGAGCGTGGCAGCGTCGCCCGCGTCAAGAGGGGTGCCGTTTAGAAGGAATTGAAAAGCCATGTTCAAAGAAGGTTGGGAGTCATGACAAGGCGCATACTAGCCCATTACTCGGGTGTTTGCTCAGATCTCGAAACCCTCGCAAGCGATTGAAGAGTAGAGCTTGAATTGAAAGAACTCGGTTACGAAGTTTATGGCGAGCTCCTTCAGATCTAAGATTGTCAATTTTATATCTTCGTCAGTGACGGACATGCCATATTGCTCACCTAGCGTATCTGCTATTACATAAGTATACTCCATGTTTGTTTTGTCGTTTGAGATTAAGAAGAAACCGCAGCCTGGTTCTTTTGACGGGCAGTCGTACAGGATTAAGTTGCCGTGATAATCGAACTTTGAGTACTTCCCAGGTTTCTTATTCATCAACTCTCTTTCTAGGATCTCCTGTACCCACCGGAGAAGGTCTTGCATTCCTCCTTCGTGTGTCTCATATTCTTTTCTAATTTGCTCTAAGGATTCCTGAATTGTATCTAAGTACATGAGACGTCCATCAGAGTGCAAACCACTTTAATTCGCCTTCATCATCGGCGCCAGCTATGTACAGCTTTCCTGTTTCGCTGTCATAAAAGAACTCGCCCGGGGCCTCCGGACCTCTGCTGTTTACGGGACTGGCGCCGTTTGATCTCTCGTGATACTCCTCTATTAACTCCTTGAACACATTGTCCACAGTCTTATTCCTCACTCATCGGATACACTTTTGAATTACATCGATCGAATCGATGTAATTCGATGTGTCTACGGAGTAAGTCTCATCGCTGAACCGTTTGCAAACTTCAGGCACAGACATATCCAGACACACTGTAGTTATCTGTGCGCCGGTTTCCTGCTTCAAACTATCTACCCTGGAAATCCAGGCGGGGCTTGCCTCTGAGTTTCCGTCGGTGAGAACCAGAATGTCAGAATTTTTCAAGTTCTCCTTCTGACTCACCACGTGGGCCAACACGGCATTGAAGCTTGTGCCTCCGCCGAGAGTCCATCCAGCAACGAAGTCAATCAGTTCCTTCGTGTTTGGTGTGCCGCTTTTTACTTCAACACTGTGACCCACAACCGTATCAAACAAGTGGATGTGCACAGAGCGTTTGTCAGTCAATGCCTGCTCAGAGATAACTAAGGCAATTGCCTTGCTCCAAAGCTCCAGATCTCCGTGCATCGACCCCGACACATCGACGTACATGATCACAGGACCGCGCCCCAAGTCCGTTCTGGATGCTGTGTAGTCTTTGGTGAGGATCGTCTTCTGCGAATACTTGAGAGCAAACAGGGCTTGACCTTCCTTCGAGCCAGCCAGCGCAAGCTCCGTGGGGAAGGCGTTGATCACGCTGTCACTGAACTTCGCACCCGTTACCGCTTCGTAGTTAGCTTTCGCAGGCTTGGCTCGTTTCCTCTCAGTCCATACCCGGCGTAACGCACCGAGTTTCTTAGCAATCTGCTTGAGTGTTCTGTTCCTGCTCAAGCGGTTAGCGAGATTCCTCTTTTCTTGTAGGTCACTCAGCATCTTTCCGTTACCAGGCATCGAGCCGAACAGGCTGCTTATATCTTCGTTCTGTTCGTCACTCTCGCCGAGAACTTTATCGACGATCGTGTTCGCTTCTGCTTGTACTTGAGACTTCACATTCTGCAGCGCGTCGTGAATACGCTGCCCCAACTCCTTACCCTGCATTCGAGCTTCGTTCGCTGCAGCCTTGTCTCCGTTCTGTACAGCTTTGTTGTACTGGTCCCGGAGCTCCTGCAGTTGATCACCAGAACCCACCAGCAGCTGAACATCGAACATGTTCTGCTGGATTGCTTCCTCAATCACTTTTGAGATTTCGTTGAGGATGCGCACTGCATTGTTCCCGGAGTTGAACTGCTCGCCCACGCAGCGTTGGATCAGCGTGGGCCACGCAGCAGCTTGGGAGAGATCCCCCATGATCGAATACCAAATAGCATTCTCCGGTTTGTAGCCCTTAGGTGTTTTAGTTGTATCACCGTCACAGATTGCCCTGAAATATTGCTCGAAGTCTTCGTCGCTGATTAGCCACTTAACTTCGTCAGCACTGTATAGACGCTCGAATACCTCCTTACCGAACCTAGAGAGTTGTTTGATGTTGTAAGTGTTAACGAGATAAGTGACGTTAGGCTTTGTGTCGCGGACAAAATCTTCCCAAAGGAAGTCTGCGAGAGCGGAGCACACTAAGGTTAGAGGCTCGTTATTTACAAGACGAACAAACTCAGAGTTCTTCTGGAGATTCATGGTTAGTGAGTGATTTCGTTGAGGGCTTGAGCGATTGTGTCGCAATTGTTCTGAAGGTTTTGAGAGAGCTTAACGGCTCTGGATCTGACAGCCATGCTCATACGAATACGAGACCCATCAAGAAGCTCATCTACTTTGTCCTTAACCGTGTTCATATCCTTATGGTATTTCCGGAGATGAACGACGAGATCGTTAAGGGAGCCGATGCTGTTCTGTTGCTGTCTGGAGCGTAGTGCTGCAAACTCGGTCATTATTCCGCTTGCCGCTCGCTTCGCATCAGCAAACAACCGCTCAGCCGTGGGAACTTCCTGCTCCAGAATTTCGATGATAGTGCTTTGATCTTCTAGATCGTTGTACACAATGTGTACAAGACTGTTGTGCATGTGCTCAGGGTACAGCTCCTCATCGCCCTGGACAATCGCCCATGCTCGGAGGAATTTAAGAATCTGAACACGGCGGCGATCGGAGATCGTGATGCTCCGTTGTGCGAGCATCTGCCACACCGAGTTGAACTTGTCTAAGAAGTCATCAGATACCTTTACCTTCTTCGCAGCTTCCTGAATCTCCTTCAGTTCGGAAAGTGTCAGAAACTCGCCAACCTCTGGGCGATCTTCGATGCCCAGCGCCCACTCATCCAGTGTCCGTTTGGATACTGGTTTCTTCAGCATCTCTACTGTCGGGCGGAACAAGAAGCGGTCGGCGAAAGCCTGAAGTGACTCCTCTTGCGGCCAGCTGTTTGTTGCAGCAATGATCGACTGCAGGGGAGTTTCGATCACTTGGTTACCGTTGTTGAACGTCCGCTCGTTCAGCAGCGACAAGAGAGAGTTAAGGATTGCCGATGAGCTGCGGAACAGTTCGTCTAAGAAACCAATGTGTGCGGACGGTAGGTAACCGTCTACATCGCGTGTGTACTCATCTTTAAGTAGTTTGGTGACTGCGACGGGACCAAACAATTCGCTGGGATCAGTTGTAGGTGTCAGGAGGTAACCAAAGTAATTGGCGCCCTTGATACCTTTACATACACTGCGAACTAGATCACTCTTGCCTGTACCCGGAGCACCCAGCAAGAAGGCATTCTGTTTTGAGATAACGGAGGCGAGCAGACCGTCGATAACGTGCTCGCGTTCGAGCGTGGCAGCGTTGAGTGCACCACGGAAGTTTTGAAGTTTGCCGAAGAGTTGGTCGTTCATCAGATTTGCTTAGGAAAAGGAAGAGGGAATGGAAGTGAAACTTCTTCGATTGAGATCGGTTGGTTGATTACCCCACTGACTGCAGCTAGACGTGTGACCGCTGAATCAAGATCGACGAACGATACTGCTCGCGTTGCATCGTGCGTGTAATGATCAATGTCGGATAAGTAGCCGTTGTGTGTCTTAAACACAAACACCTTTCTGTCCATCAGAAGTCAGCCTCCAACTGTTGTTCAGGTTGTGCGTTGATGTCGTCGATAAGTTCGTCGAGGTTTTCGCCTGCAGCTTGGATAAGTTCACGGCGTTGAGCGATGAGCTTACGGAGCTGTTTTGACCGTTGTTCGTAGATGTCGATCTCGGTGTTGGCGTCTTTGACCAAAAGGTTGAGAGCATTAGCACTTTCGACCGTCTTGATCTTTTCACACAGCAGTTTGTACTCGGAGCTGAGTGCAAGAGAGTGCTGCAGCTTTTCGAGACCCTGCGAGTTGCTGTGGCTATTACAGATGTTAGAGAGCTCCGTACGGATCTCTTCCTGGACTGCGTAGAAATCTTCTACTGCTTTCGTGCGTACGCCACGGTCAGGGGATTGTAAGTTGTTCCCCGATTGCAGCAGACGATCAGCCAACACAGACAGATCACTGAACGTAGGAACGCTGTTGCTGATGAGCTTGAGTTTCTCCGCAGTGATTTGCCAGCTGCCACGTTTCTTGTCGGAACCTGTTTGCTGACGTCCGATCTTAGTTACGTTTCGTACGTCTAGATCATCCAGTAGTTGTGCACCGAGTGTCAGGGCTTTGTCAGATGCAGAAGCTTTGGCTGCCTCTAAAACTTGTTGTGTGTTGATCGCATTCTCGTAAGCAAGAACGGAATCAATGTCTCCCTCAATAGGAGCCTCTACTTTCTGCAGTGAGACGGGAAGTGGGCCAAGAACGGAGACGCGAATCGGTTTCCGATATTCTTCCCGCGTGGGGAAGAACCGCATGTACGCATCGAATGCGATGGAGTATTCGATGTCTTCAGAGAACAGCGGGCGAAGAATACCGTTAGCTGTTTCTTGCCAACGGGTGTACTCGCTCTCCCATAGATCTTTAAGTTCCGCGTTGTAAACCTCAGCATCACGTTTGATCTCTTTGATCATCGCGTTTGCTTCTTGGAAGTAAGAAGCGGTTACGAAGTGAGCATCACCGTAATGGATGCAGTAAGCGTCGTACAGTTGACGCTGCTTTACACGAAGCGCATCGAGTTTACCCTTCAGCGCATTTGATAGGTGCGGGCGGATACTGACAGTGTTATTGGCTTCGAGTGTGTCGATAACCTGTTGAGGAAGTTTAAGGTCGTCGAACTTAATCTGAACTGATTGGCGAACGTCCGCAGAGATGGAGCAGGACAGAAGGTAGTGGTTCATACTTAGTTAAATGTGTGCCGATGTGGTGGGTAGAAGAAATCCCCTGCATCACACAGGGGACTGGAGCGCAAGCTCTGATCTAAACTAGTGCTTAGCGCACTTAGCGTCAAGACTTTGTGTTGATCCGCAATCTTTAGAGTGGTGAGCCTCGCCGGGGTTGATCCCGAGAGCACCGAAAGCGGTGACAGCCATGATGATGCTGGCTGCTGTGAGCAGAGCGAAGTCTTCGAGTTTCTTACGCATTACTTGAGACGGGTAAACGCCAGAGTGATTTTGTCGGTGAGCTCGTCGCACTCACGCTGGGCTACAAGTTGCTCGGCAGTGTGCTTGAGTTGCAGCTTTGCAACCTTGAGCTCCTGCTCCAGCTTCGCCACTTTGTCGGCAAGCTTTTCGAGTTTGGTGTGCGGCGTGGGTTTACGAGAGATTCGAACAACGATGTTCGTGCGCAGGTCAGGGAACTTGAAGCGGCTGTCAGTTCCGCTGAAGACCGAGAGATCAATCCCTTCGGACTCTGCGATTGTGATGTCGCGCAGCAAGTTATCTTTGGCAGCCTCAAAGGGAGTGCCGAAGGCTTGATTCAGTGCAGCTAGAGCTTGGTCGCACTCATCCCACGCCGAGGCAGCACGCTCACCGAGGGAAACCAGATCGGAGGTTTTGATGGTCATGTAGATACAGAGTGAAGTGTGTGCGCCACGTTAAAGGCCGGTGCCGCCTTGTACAGAATGGTAGCACACAGCCACCACCCTGTACAGGGTTTACCACAAATTACTTTTTTGGATAAACTGAGACTTGGTTGTGATGGTAGATTCCATTGTCCCTCATCGCAATTAGTTTTGCATCATTTAAGCTATTTGCCTCTACCGTACACAGATAACCCCATGGCCCCTTGTGGTTGCTGAAGATGTCGAACTCTTTGACCGACGGTTCTTGCTTACGCATGGCATAAAGGAAAGCGGGATCAATTTATCACAGCGCCGCTCGCTATCTTTACCACTGTTTAACTTGTTGTTATACCGTATCGAACAGCTTAGTAATTAAAACTTTCTGTAAAACAGCTCTCACTTAACAGGATTTGCGTTCTTATACTACTCAGTGAACATAGAGCAATCGTGTGCTTCTAGTGTAAACGCCTCAGGGTAATCGAATGAGCATCTGTCACCGTTTGCATGACCGCACCGATCACACGGGATTGTAACCTTATTCGGAACTATAAATTTCTCAACCAGCTCTCCCTTCCCTGTTACGAGTTCTTGGAGATGATCGAGCAGCTTCTTGAGAGTCTTAGAGTCTTCCTCAAGCTGTTGGTATCTCTCCTGTGAGATTTCGTAGAAGGTGGCGCGATGCTTACATTCTTTGCAGTCTTTTCGCCGTCTTATGTACGTTCTGTTTGAACGAGTCTCCAGAACATAAAAAGCGTGTTTGTCGCATTTGGGACATCTAGAGATGTCTCTTGGCGGTTGGTTGTCTGTTGAGAACTTCATCGTAAATAACGCAGGCGGCCCGGCGAAGCCGGTGTGAAACTCAGTGTGAGGCGTAGCCGCGTGGCTCTCAGGTTACCCCACAGGGTTTAGTGGAGTGTCTCAATGGTTTAGTGGAGTGTCTCAATGGTTTAGTGGAGTGTGTCAGGGGTTTCTGATGTGTCACGAAGGATACGAGACACACAGACGAAAGGTAGACAGACTGCAAGGGTAAGCATTTGTACTTACCCATGTACAGTTTCCCGTTCGATCTCAGCACCTGGCTGATGTGTTGCTTTGCGGCAGGCGTGGTTTACGAGTGTCTCGTAAGGGAGCTTGATTAGTAACTGATCTGTACCTTGCGGATGTCGTCTAAAGGTACGCCTAAACGGTATGCTGCGCCTGCACTTAAATCAATTGAATTGCATTCGCAACGATCTTGAATTGGTACAGTTAGTGTTCTATTGCCATGGGTGACACGAACTTTTGTGCCGCAAGGTAACCAGGGATGTGCTGCGCTGATACCCCAGTGTTGGTATGTTTGACCGCAGTAGGTAACTCTGTTGTGATACCATTCGTGATAAACGGTAGCGGTAACTGTACGAGCTTCGAGAGGATTGAGGACAGCAAAAGGCAGCAAGAACAGCAAACGTTTCATTGTGAAGTGATGTTGTTGATGTTAATGTGTGCGACGGCCCGCGAAGCGGAGTTGCTTAGTTACATTTTTTCGAAGCTAAGTACGATTCGACTTCCTCTTTAGTTAGGACTGTGCGCCCTATGTCCCATAGATCGTTTGGGTCGCTCATGCAAATGTCCTTGTAGAACCTGTCGATCAGATCGTCTTTGTCCGTCTTTTCGAGTTGTTCTGCGATTGCGTTGTACACAAACATTTCCAGCTCGCTGTAATCCATTGATCGTACGGTGATGTCAGCGTACAGGTCGATTAGTTCTGCGCGTTTCATTTAGTGATGGTAAGAATGTCGTTGAGCCAGTGAATTGGCTGCAGTGCGATTGTCCAATCTTTGATGTGATCCCACAGTAAACCTACGGGACCACTGCCGTCAGTTGGTTGCATCACGATGTTGATCGTGTGGGACTCAACGTCAACCTCAAATCCAAGAACGTAAAACTCGGCGCCGTTTGTGTTAGTTACGACGGCGCCTTTAAGGTTGGCAATGTCGATGTGACGTGAGCTTACAAGTTTCATGATGTTAGTGTGTGCATTTGATTGTACACTATGAAGGCGGCCCAGCGGAGCTGGAGCGGGCGATGATAGTGATTTAGCCCCTGACGAAACAGTGTGAAGTGTTGGGTTCGATCTTCCAATCGGCTTCCTCAAGTGCATGACCATACCACTTGTGATCCTTCTGATAAATAGAAGCCCCACACAGCTCACCCAGAATAGCGTTTAGTCTGGACTTAGTTGTCGTTGTCTGGTAGCCATAGTCGCAGATCGTAACTGTATCGGGGCTGATCTGTGCGATGGGGCTGCCGTGCAGGAACACAGTTGTGCGGTCGATCAGTCGATCAGCGTGGGCGAAGTAAGTTACGGTGACTTGAGTGTTAGCGGACTTCCAATCTTTACGATTGTGAATCGCGGTGAGCATTTGCTTTTCGATTTGGCGCATGGTGATGTTCCTCGTGTGTTGATAGGATGGGTGGAGTGTTAGGTAGATTGATGCGGTTTGCTGGTGATGCAATTGCTAATGAATCCATTAGTTCATTAGTCGCGTCGGACTACGAAGATAGAAAGAGGCATCGTGAAGAAGCTCGTATTCTGTACGACATGATACTTAAAGGCGAGCTTGGTGATCCTTCGATGCACAAAGATACGTTAAAAAGGCTGCAAAATCAGATCAGCGGCATTGAGCTCCGTGGTGTTTGATTCATCTGTTATTGTTTAAGAAAGGTGCATAGTGTGATGGGAAGCTTTCCTGCAGAGTTTCTAGCTAGATACATTGAAGAGAATGTAGGTCCGTTAGGTGTTATCGGGAGATTTCCGTTAGGTGCAGTTGGTTACATCTCAGGCGTGCCTGGATTGAGCCCCACGGGTATTGATAAACCTGAGAGTCGCCCCGCATTGTTTGGCGGGTTGGCAGGATTGGCGGTCGATTCATTTAGTTGAAGGTCAGTAGTCTTGAAGGAGGATCCCTTCGAGAGCGGGGATTATCTGCTCTTCGATTAGATAAACAACGTCGTCGGGCATCTTCTCTTTAAGGAGGATCTGTTTGAACTGGGCTAGAGCGTGGTAAGACAGCGAGTAAGAGTCGAGTGTGTACATGTCGTAAGGGAAGTTGTTTGCCACGGTGTTAGAAAGGGTTGCTCCAGTTGTGTGCTTGGTAGTCAGTTACCTGGCGCTGTTTGTTGAGTAGATCCACGAAGTTGTTAAAGGCTTCACGTTTAGCGACGTGATCACCTCGCAGTGCGGGATCGTAACTAACTGAATCGCGCCAGAGTTCACGGAACTCGGTAAGAACTTGCGCCTTAGTCATTGTCTTCATGTTCAGCGATTTGTGTGCGTAGGTCAGAGATTGCGTCTTGCAGTTGGTAGTGACGTGCGGGAGTTTGTGCGTCGTCCAGGTAACATTCAAGTTGCCACAGTGCATCTTTGGCGTCTTGCACTGATAGGAATGTGTCTACGGCGTAAGTCACACCGTATTCATCAACAGTTGTTAGGCTGATCATGGCGTTAGCAATCGGATTTGTAGTAGAAGTCTGCGTCAGGTAAGACGTTGATGATCTCGATAAACTTGTCGCGTGTGTGTTTGAGAATTAGATGATCTTGGTCTGTGTGTTTGCGATCGTAGTGTTTGAGTAGATCACCCCAATCGGGATTGGGAAACATACAGTCGATAGGATCCTCGCCGTCGATAACTGCCGTGGCGTCTTTGATAAACTCCTCCAGAACTTGAGTGTCTACATAACAGTCAGCAGCATCGGAGCAAGCTTGTGAATGTTCGATCATGTAATCGTGCAGCCACTGTGTGTTGCGCCAGTGCATCAATGTGATGCGTACTGATACCTGTTGGAAGTTAAGCAAGCTGTCAGGTACGCCACAGAGCTGTATAACTTGGGCAGCTTTGTCTGCAGTGTTAGGCCATGTACCTGAGAAGTAATAGTCAGCTTGCAGATACTGATCGAGTCCCATGATGTTTGTGTGATGTGATGTTGGGCAGGCGTGGTTACAAAGGTGTTATAGGGATGCCACACTCATCGTCGAATTCGTAACCATCAGGGACTTCCCAAAGGTCACCATCTTGATGTAATCTCCAAGTAACACCATCGCTAACGATGTTGGCGTTATCTAAGATGTTCTGCCACGCTTCCCAATACCATTCGTGTTCGGGGCCAGCCTGACAAGTAAGCACATCGTTGTAGTCAACGCCTACACATTTAGCCCAGTGTTCGTCAGCATCGCTGCAGTACATTTGGGGAATGTACACACCGTGGGAATCAAGTAGTACGAGGTTAGGTTCTGGCATTGTGTGATGTTGTTGGTAGTTTGTGAATCGGCCCCGCGTTAGCGGGAGATGATCAGAGCTTCAACGTCGATGAATGAGTTTGTGTTGTCGTAATAGGTAACGTCGCCAGATAATCCTTCGCGAGAATCATACGAGGCGCAGACAACTTTCATAAACTTACTTGTCATTAAGTAAGCGTAGTGAGTAGATAGGAAGTCGAAGATCTCATAGTCGGAGTTACATTCTTCCGTATCCATAGAGATTGTCAGCTTGTCGTCGGATAGTTCTACATAAGATTCCACGATGTCCGCAAACTCTTCGACTGATTTACAGTCAGCAAGTCCCTCAGGGATTTCATCCTCGTGGTTAGTTAGGTAGTCATAAAGTTGGTGACACAGATCGCTTACATCAAGAACATTCTTGATTGTGCAAGTTGCAGTTGTTGTGTGTTGTGTGTAAGACATTGTGATGGTGTTGTAAGTGTGTGATTTGGCCCCGCATAGCGGGATCAGTCGAAGTCTTTAAGGTCTACATCTGTAGGACGCTCGATAATCTTGCGCCCCGTATCTTCTACCTGCGACGTGATAACTACACGGCCACACAGTGCGTTGTATGCAGCCGGACATTCGCGCATCAGATGGTTGCGCATCTCTGACGTCATGTAGTTATTAACAACGTGCAGGATCTGGTCTTTGTGAAAGTCACGGATGTTGTTGTACATCATGATCAGAATGTGATGGTTTGTTCGAAGGATGAGAATGTCTTGGCGCGTAGATCTTCAAGCATCGTTAGATGTTCCACTGCCCAATCACCACCAGGATGATCTGGAGTTTCGGCAACTAATTGCATGAGATCTTGCTCGTAGGCACGAATCATGCGGCGCATGAAGTCTCTACTAACTTGTGTGCGAGTGTCGTACATTTACTTAGGCCAAGCGTGGGAACTGATGATCTCACTGGTGAACTGTGTGCGTACACACTGGCGGGCAATAGCCTCGGCCTCGCGCCACCATCCGGGCACAGCGTGGTCACCTAAGTAACCTTCATCCCATGCGGCCACGGCTACATCATCAGGGTCGATTAAGACGTAACAACGTTGAGGGTTTCCGTTGTGATCGTTAGGTGCACAGTAGTGAACAATGGTTGCCATGATGTTGATGTGATTGTGTGAGTTGGCCCCGCGAAGCGGGTTACTTAAGACCAGTGGCCTAAAGGTTCGCGGATTCCAGTTACTTCCTGGGCAACTTGATTAACAAACGTCCACACCATGTGATTAACCATGCCGCGCACGCTTGTGCTGTGCTTAGCGAATCGTTCAAGCCAAGCATCACCATACTTGTCGTAGAAATAATCTTCTACATCATCCTCAAACTTGATGAAGAAGTCCCAAGTGTCGTGATAATAGGTGAGCCCGTTAGGTGCACAAGCTGCGCAACCTTTACGGGCAATGTCCTGCAGTTCTTCAAACGTCAGCAGGCCAGTCTCCTCATTGATCAAATGCTCAACCGCGTGGGATGCAGTGAGCTGCATGGATTGGCTCAGGGTCATAACATTCACCAGCTACATGGCTGGCAGCTAACAACAAAGAGGGAGTGAATCCCTCATCAAACTGTGAAGCTTGAGGAGAGAATCTACAGCCTGTGATCACAAATGATCTAACTTGATCCTGATACCTACCGAGCGACAATGCGCTAGCTGATACATGGATCCGCTCAACTAGAAGTCGGGCTCACTGACTCAAACTAAATAGCTGTATGTAGTTAGTTACAGAGCACAATGCTGCAGGATCCACACCTAAAGTCCCATCCCGCCATCGTAGTGGCACACACTAGTGAGTTCAGGGAGATGTAGACAACGTGAGAGATGTAACTAACACGTTGTGACACAGCTTGCGCACCGTAACTAACTACAAACGGACAGCTTGTCGTTGTATTCAGCTGCAACCTGACGAGGGTTGCTGACATTTAGCGTCGATAGATTGTCGTTGTAGTTATTGTCTGGGCTTCATTACTCTCTAGTGGGGGATCTCCTACCCTTATACCCACGCTGTGACCTTAAAGGTCTGGCACTTAGCTCTGCACCGTAGCCGGAGTCTGGTGGGCTAAGCTGTGTCATCCGTACGTTCCCTTGCGGTACTAGCTGACAACAACCACAACAACTATTCCTGTCAGTAACTGTTCACCTAGTTAAAGGTATTAACTGACAGGGTATAGCCTGACATACGGCACCGTGCACACTTAACGAGTCGGGTTGCAACTCTATTGTGCTCGGGGGATCGCTCGCGCCCCTAGTTCCATCTCTTGACGGTGCCACGTTATGTAAAACAGTTAGCCATACCTTAGGCTTTCCGTGCAAACTATCTGAGCACGACTAACTATTTAGATTGTCAAGGTTCGAGACCCTAGATACCTTTAAGAATCCGCTGCTTCACGTTCGGGCACACCACGCCTGCCATTGCCTACACTTCGGGGATGTTCTCCCTACCATCAGCGGCAGCGCGTGGGGCTCGTTCGGCCCGGCGGTCTCTCTCAGGTTGTCTAGGTTCTCACCAGAGCTCTCGCCCCGATGAACAAAGGATCGCTCGAACTGGTGCGGTAGGTCAACCCTTTCTGACCGGTTCACGGATTGGCACACAATGCTCTGAGGCTCACCGATTAACAGGAACTGCGCGAGCGCGCGCGTCTACCACCCCACGCGTCCGGCTGTCAAGCGGCCCGGCCGGATTGAAATATATAAAGTAACGCGTAAACTTTCGCGAGCTGATGATAGTGCCCCCTGCAATCCGCTAAATATACAGATACAAACTCACTGTGTATTATGAATACATAGGCTTGTTTGAGATCTATATAGGAACTCGGTGCCCCGCCGCGTGCCCGCAACCCTGCCCGTAATCGCCCTTTTTTTTAAATACAGCCTTTCGACGACGCCCCGGGCGAGAAGGGTCTGGGTATCTTGCTGGGAAATCGGCAAAAAAACTTTTGGGTGTCAGTATACAGACAGCCGCCCCGCAAAAAAAATCGCCCGCGTGGGGCGGCGACTCAAACTTTCTCGTTTTCAGTTATAAAATCTTTGAGATACGTGACATAATCCCGAAGCAGTTGGGCCAAAATTAAATGTTTTACGTTATTTGACGCGAAGTAAAGCTGGTTGTGCCGGTCTACGGCGTCCAGTGCTGTCTTAATTAGCGGATTCCACGGTTCACGCGTAGGCGTGTTCCACTCCCGAGCCACGGAAGTGAGAGCAAAGTACTCTT